AGAGTTCCTCAGTATCATGGATTTGTAGGAACATCTGAGTACATCCCAGATGTTGACCTTCCTTGGATAAATCAAAGACCTTCTTCATTTTTAGGTAATAGCACTAACTCTGGAATGTTTTCTGTACCTGATATTGGGACTAAAGTAACTGTAGAGTATCCTACCTCAGACCCCTACTTTGGATATTATAAAGGAGGAGTTACTTCCCTAGAAACTAGAACAACTGCATTTGATGAAGACTACCCACATTCCTATGGATTTGTAGACCCTACGGGAACCACTTTTAGAATCAACAAACAAAAACAAACTTGGGAATTTTTACATCCTTCTGGAAATTATATTAAAATTCATCAAGATACTACAATAGATATTTTCCAAGCTTCTGGGAATATCCTGAGAATGAATCCCGACGGAACCACCGACTTAATAACCACTGTATATAATATAACAGCTACCACTACTAATATATCAGGAGATGTTAATATAGGCGGAGTTGTTAATGTTGTTGGTACTGTTACAGCTAACGATAATATTTCTAGTGGTAAATCTGGAAAAAGTCATACGCATAGCGACCCTCAAGGTGGTACAACTTCGCCTCCTCTATAGATTTATATTATATGTAGAAGTTTAATGAAAGAGAAGATAAATGTTATACTCTGATATAAATACTAATGACTCTTATAAAAGACCTGAAGTTATAGACCTAGATTCTGTAATTCAGAGTATTAGTAGTATAATAAAAACTAGAAAGACAGAAGTATTATATCTTCCAGATTTTGGATTTGAAAGGGACGATTATCTTTTTGATATCATAGATGATACGAATGCTATAATACTTTTTCAGGATATAGTTAATAATATAACTTTTTGGGATGATAGAGTATTATTAGATATGAACATGTCTAAGGTTGTTACAGATATAGATAATAACGCTTATAAAGCTTTTATTTATTTTAAGATAAAAGGGTTTACTGAAAGATTTTCAGTTATAGAAACAGTTAGGGGTTAGATATATAAAATGGTTATTAAATTAGATTCATTATCTTTTTCTCAAATATTTGATAGTTTGACTGAATATTATAATAGTCAAGCACAATCTCAGAAGTGGAAAGACTTCTACGAATCTTCAACAGGAAGATTATTAATAAGACTATTATCTGCTTTTGCTTCGTTTATATCTTATCTAGTTACTATAGCTAGACGAGAGAACTATATTACTTATGCACAGAATAGAACTTCTTTAATAGGGATATCACAGAATTTAGGATATTCTGTGATACGAGGTAAGAATGAAATAATAGAATTAAATATAATACCTAACACTACTGGATTCATTCCAGAATATACTCAAGTGGGAACTATCCAAAATTTAGAAATAGTAACAGTAGAAAAAACCCAGTTAAATAAAAATGTTGCTTCTACTATTAAAGTTTATATAGGTAATTTAAAAACAGAAGACTTGATGGTAGATACTGATAAGTTAAAAGTTTTTAGATTTATTTCTGAAAATGTAAGCGATTATATAAGAATATTGTTAAATGGAACTATAGTCCCTCTTAGTAGTAATCTTAAAGACTTATTTAATGATATGTATGTAGCCTTATCCAATCCTTTGGGGGCTGTGGATGTTTCATATATACAAGAAGGTAATTATAAATATTCTCCTTCTGATGTATTAACACTCCAGTATATAGAGTTAGCTACAGTAACTTATTCTTTATCTGATATTAAATTTGATTTTGGTTCTATAACCTCAGTAACCAGTGTTTTCCCTTATATATCTCCAGAGAGCAATGACAGTATAAGAGTTAATGCACCGCTATATCATGAGACACAAGTACTTATAAGAGCTAGAAATGACTATTTAAAAGAATTTAGAAACCTAGGATATAACTTTGCTGATACAAACAGTACTGATTTTTCTCCTGCCATAGTAAATCTTACCTATATTAAAAATGATTATACTATAATGACAGATGATGAAAAGTCTAGTGTTCTTAATTCTTTAGACATAAGAAGAGCTATGGGAGTTCCCATGCCTAGAATATCAGACCCAAGGCATTTTAAATTAGAGTTGAATTTTAATTTAAGAAAGTATCTTAATAATGTAATAGCCATAACGGATGTGGAGAGTGATGTGAACTCCTTGATGTCTGCTTATGAGAAATCTTTAAGTACTCAATTTGATTTAGAACAACTAGAACATGATATGGATAATTTTTCTTATATAAAAAGAACTAGAGTAACTGTCAATACTACAGTTAGAGATAATAGTACTAAATACAGATTGGGAGATTTTGTAACTTTATCTCCCGATAATGGAAAAATGTATATGGCTTCTGATTTTATACAACAGTCAGGAGCTACAGAACCTGCTTGGTCTTATGTTGATGGAGATTTGATTATAGATAACGGAATGATTTGGAAGTGTATACAAAGATATGGTAAGTTGGTTCCTACTTGGTATTCTAGTAGATATTATAAGCTAGGAGATTTAGTTCAAGGTACCTTAATAAATGCTTTATCCATAGATGTTATGTTTGAGCTTGTAGATATAATTAAATATTCGGGTTCTTCTCTTCCTACGTTTACTACTACACTAGGGGATTTCTCAGAGGATAATGACATAATATGGGTATGTAAGACTAAAGTTGAGGGAGACCCTAATTGGCAAGCTAACCACCACTATCAAATAGGCAATTCCGTGTTATCTGGAAACTTTTCTTATGAATGTGTAGGATTTTTGGATTCTTCTAATAGTTCTATACCTTTATTTAAAACAACGGATAGGTATTCAATAATAGCAGTTAATAACTCTAGCCCCTACACTTTTACTGTTTCGGGAGATAAAACATCTCATTTTTTACCTAACGATGTAGTAAGAGTTCAAAGTTCTAGCGGTAACGATGGATATTATAACGTTGTTTCATCTATCATATCAAGTGGTAATACTGTAGTACAAGTATCTAATCCAATACCTACAAGTAATGTAGGAGGAGATTTAGTTATGGAAGATACTCTTACTAAAGACGGAGGAATGCTTTGGAAGTACTATGACACGGATAATATACTGTTCCAATATAATTGGAACGAATATATCAAGATAAAAACTAACGTGGCTATAGTCTAGTCCTTTACCAAGGGTAGAGGATGTATAAAGGTTTTAACCGTTGAACCATTAGTCAACGGTTTTTTATTTATATTATAGATAGGAATTCGGGAGGGTGGATTTTATAAAGAAATGTTTAATCATTCAATAAGAAAATGGATACCTGAAAATAGAAGAGAAGAAGAAACTATGCAACAATTCGCAGATTCTGTGGATTGGCTTCTTAGTGTTGATTATCCATATTCTGATAAGCTAGCCCAAAGATTTTATTCTGTTAAAAGTAAATATAAGAGTTTGAAAGATATACCATTAGAAGATGTGTATTCTTTGGTGAATGAGTTTGGTTATGGGTACATAATTGATACTCTTTACCTAGAGGAAGAATCTGTAAGAACATTCTTATCTTTTATAAACTTCATACATATTAATAAGGGGAGTAGGAAAGGTTTTGAATTTGCCCTAAAACTTTTAGATATAGATTTTGAATTGTCAGATTGGTACGAACAAACTCCAGCGGGGGAACCTCATACTGTTTCCTTGGATTTAGTATCTTTTAGTCCTACTAAAGTTAGGGGTTTTGAAGTTGTTGATAAGATAGTTAATTTTGCCAGAAATTATATTTATCCTATCATAAATAAACTTACCTTAGAATTTGCTTTGGATAAGTCTACTTATTATATAGGGATAGCAAGTCAAGGTACGTTAATGTATACTGCTTATCCAGACACTGAATATCTTATATGGGACGTATTTAACTGGGATGAGAAGAAGTGGTATTTTGGGATAGACTTCATGATATGGGATGTTTCAGATTGGGATACATCCAAATGGAATTATTAAGTATAAATAACTTTTATACTTAAAGTATAAATAATATTTACAAATAGAGGATATTTTATGGTTACTATTTATAATCCAATACTTACTACTGTAGGACAGAACTTGGTTTTAGAGAGTTTGGCTCATGGAACTCCCATTAATTTAAAATATTTTGCTTGGGGGGATGGGGGCGGATTTAATGTGAATCCTAGTCAGTCCCAGCAGAACTTAGTAAACGAAGTGTACAGACAGAGTATAACGTCTTTGTATATTAATAGCAACGTGGCTATATGGTTAGAGATTTTAACTATAGTTCCAGCCAGTGTTGGGGGTTTTTATATACGAGAAGTAGGGATATTTACAGACAACAATGAATTGTTCTGTGTAGCAGCACATCCAGAGGTATATAAGAATATACCCAGTGAAGGAGCTGTTTATGATTTTAGGGAAAAATTATTAATAGAGATAGTAAATTTACCAGAGGTAACAATAAATTTAAGTGCTTCTACTGTTTATGTAACTCAGGACGACTTACAAATACATAAACACAATGCTTCGGGGCTTAATCCTACTAAAATATTATTAACCTCTGGGGCGGAAGTTCAAGGTCTTCTTCCCACTAATATGTTAGCAGAACCCATTATACTAACGGACGGTTCCGTAGCTATGGCAGGAAATTTAAATCTTAACAATAACAATATAATAAATATGAATAATCCATCTAATCCTCAAGATGCTATGACTAAGGGATATGCCGATGGAACTTATGCTGGAATAGCAGGATTATCTACTCAATCTTTTAGTGCCTCTGATGGAGCTACTGGAAAACAAGTAGTTAATATAAGTCAATTCCCTAGTTCTTTCACAACAGATGGATATTGTACTTTGCCTAACGGTTTAATAATGCAGTGGGGATTTAATTCTGGTACAATATCTGAAGGTTCTTATCCAATAACTTTCCCACAGGCATTTCCTACAGCCTGTTTAAACATTACAGGAACTTTGAGTAACAGTATAGCCGATGTTACTGCTGACATGATACTACAAGTAGTATCACTGTCAACTACAGGAGCCACTTTATTTGCTCAACACCCTTCTGGAGGAGGTTCTGGAAATCCAAACGGATTCTATTGGTTTGCAATTGGACATTAATATAGGAGATACGATATGAGTATGTTAAGTAAATATATATCTGAAAGTGAATTTACTATAACTCAAGTTAGAGGAGTTAATAATTCACTTCCTGTGGGTACCATTAAAAATAATGCTATAATCTTATGTGAGAATTACTTGGATATTATAAGGGCTTATTATAATAAACCTTTGATAATAACATCTGGATACAGAAGTCCTGAAGTTAATAAAGCAGTTGGTGGTTCTATAACTCCTCCTTCTAAACACATGGGGGGAAATGCTACGGATTTTCATGTGGTAGGAATATCCTTACAACAATTATTTAACGATATAGCTTTAGGGAATATTAAACAATCTAATGGAAAACCTTTGATGGATATAGTAGACCAAGTTATATTTGAAAATCCATCTAATCCTTGGGTGCACATAGGAAGATGTAGCGGTGCTCCTAGAAAACAAAAAATGAAAGCCATTTTTAATAAAGAAGGAAAACCAATATATTCTAATGTCAAAAAGATTTAATAGAGTCCACCTCCGACAACCCTTTTATGAGCTGTGATTTTTTCATAGCTCTTTTCTTTTATGTTGGTATTGACATTTATAATCTCTTATGGTAAAATGGTATTAAATAGTAATAATAGGTAGAGTTATGTTAATACCAGATTTTATTTTTGAACCAGAGGATATAGAGTATTTAAAGGAAGAAGATATTTTTATGGGGGAATATCCCCATAAAAAAAGTGGTACTACTTATTTTAAATTAAATGAGTACCGATTTGATAGATTGATAGATATAATTTATGATAATCCAATGTTTAAGGATAAAGACAAAACTGATATTGAATTTGATTTAAGGATATTATCACACTTGTTTACTGATTTAGTATCGGGTGCTGTATCTAAGGAACTTTTAATATTGGGTATAATTGGATATAATCAGATAAATCCTAATAATGCAAAGGTGCTTATGACTTTAATTTAATTTATTTTAAGAGGAGGAATTTTGGGGAAGTTTATTATAGCAGACTATAACTATCTGTTGAACAGATACCACTATGGCTTCAAGGACCATTATATTAAAAAAGACGGAGAAAATATATTTGTGGGAAGTTTGAAAGGTTTTTCTTTCTTGGTGGAGAGACTTTATAAGAAATATCCAGAACATAAAATTATTTTTGTAATGGATGGAAAATGTGCTAAGAAAGAGATAAACGAAGATTATAAAGCTAACAGAGATAAAGATAAAACTAAAGTTCATGAGAATACTTCTCACATCATAAACATATTATCCAATTTAGACAACGTAGCTTTCGCCAAGAATGACGAATGTGAAGCTGATGATGTCATAGCTAACATAGCTTTTGAATTAAAAGAGAAGGGTAATGAAGAGATAATAATTTACTCAGGAGATAAAGATTTCTGGCAACTGTCTCAGATATTTAGAGTATCTAATGATTATGATAAAGGATTTAAATTGGTAGATAATAATTTAGTCTTTAGTAAATTTGGTGTAGGTATTGATAACTTATTAGCTTTTAGAATATTAGATGGGGATAAGTCGGACAATCTTAAAGCTCCTGTTCCTTTTGTAAAAACAGAGTTTAAAAAGTTGTTTGCTGAAGCATGGAATCCCACTACTCCCGAGAAGTTTTTAGAAACGGTTAATTCTTTTGAGGGAACTAAGTGGGAAGCGACAGCTAAGAAATACTTAGATGTCATAGACGTAGTAGATAATTATTTAGAGTTGATGGATTTATGTAAATACTCTGAAAAGGATAATAGGATAGAGTATAGATTATTTAGGGGAACCCCTAACAGAGATTTGATTTCCTATTATGAACTCCGACAATTTGAAGTTTTTTTATACGATGTAGTTAAGAGGGCAAGTATTAATGTTTAATGTTGGTATTTACTCTTCCGCAATGAGGATGGGTAAATCAGAGACTGCTAAATATTTTGTTAAAGAATATAAGTATAATATGCTTACTTTTGCTTCCCCCATGAAGGATATGATTGGGGTAGTATTAAAAGGGTTAGGTTATGGAGAAGACAAGATATATGAGATGCTTTATGGAAACTTGAAGGAACTTGTTATACCCGAACTAGGAGTTACCCCCAGATTCTTACTTGTTACTTTAGGGAGTAAATGGGGACGGGGAATGATTAATGATGATATGTGGATTAAGATAGCTTTGGGAAATTTAGACCCCAATCTAAGATATGTATGTGAAGATGTACGACTTCTTAATGAGGCAGAGCATTTACGAGAAAAAGGATTTAAAATAATAAGAGTTATAAATCCTAGGATACCCCTAGTGGAAAGTATATCTGAAGGTAAATTAGATGATTACTCCTTTGACCATGTAATCATGAATGATGGCTCTATAGAAGATTTACATGAACAGATAGAGAATATAGTATGTAAAGATTGGGGAATAGTTTATGGGTAAAAAGAACAAGTGTGTCGTTTTAGATTTTGATGGTACCATTGCAGATTATACTTTTAGAGACCATTTAAGAAGTATAGATTGGGATGCCTACATAGCTGCTTCTTTCTCTGATGTTCCCAGTAAACCAGTTGTGGAGATAATAGAAAGATTTAAGAACGACCACAACATTGTGATACTCTCCGCTAGAAGTGAGAGAAGTAGGAAAGAAACTGAAGAGTGGTTATATAAATATAACATATACCACGATGACTTGATTCTTAAACCAGATAATGCTACAGAAGAAGATTGCGATATAAAAGTAAATCTAATTAAAAAGATACCCGAGAAGTATGGAGAAATAGTATTTTGTATAGATGACCGTAGCTCTTGTGTTCAAAGTTTTAGAGATGCTGGACTGTACACGTTCCAGTGTGGTAACGGATATTAATTATAAGGGATAGGGTTTGTTAAAACTAAACGACGACATAGTTCTAAAGGACTATCAAGTACAGGCTGTAGATTTTTCTACCTCTCGACCTGCCTCTCTTCTGAGTATGAAGACAGGGACGGGAAAATCTGTCTGTATTATTAAATCTTCTATGGATTTAATAAATAATAACATGTGTGATAAAGTTTTAGTTCTGTGTACTAAGTCGGCTTTATTAGAGGTCAATGATGATTTTGTAAGTAAAACCAATTGCAAACCTGAAATATTAATAACCGATATAGATATAGAAGATTTCTATAAAGGGGATTCTAAGATAGCACTACTTCAATACGAGAACTTTAACAAGATAGACCTTAGTAAATTATTTAGATTCATGACTAAGTTCAGAACTGCTTGTTATGCAGACGAAGCACATAAACTTAAAACTCCTAAAGCCATGCTTACTAGGAGTATGATTGCAATTAGAAGAGGATTCAAGTATCTTATATTTCTTACTGCAACTCCTTTGACAACATCTTTAATGGATTTGTTTCATCTTGTACATATCTTAGATAAGAATATCTTTAAGAACAAGACAGCTTTCACTAATACCTTCGTAGAAATTAAAATGATTAAGAATTGGCAAACAGGTCATCAGTATCCAGAGATAACAGGATATAAAAATTTAGAACTTTTAAGAGAACTAATAGCCCCTGTTTGTTTTCAATACTACCCAGAACAAGATACTCAATATATAGAACACTCCATCAAGATAAAAGATATAGACTCTTATATAGAAGCTTCAGAAGGATTGTTTAAAACAAAGGATACTAAAATACATGCTACCCGATTAATAGATTTACAGCAGGTAGTAGATAAGGATGAGAATAAACTTAAATTATATCTTATGTCTATTAAACCTATTCTTAGTGAGGGTCTTATAACTTATTGCCACTTTAGGGAAACGATAGATACCCTATCCAACATATTCGATAGGATAGGGATAGATTATAGAGTCATTAGCGGAAATGTTAGTATCAAGGAAAGAAGAGAGATTAAACAATGGTTTAATTCAGACCCAGCTAAAAAGGTATTGTTAATCTCAAGTGCTGGTTCTCAGAGCCTAAATCTCCAATCCGTAAACAATATGTTTTTTTATAATATACCTTTTGGTTTTGGAGCATTTAGTCAGGCTAAAGGAAGAATAGAGAGATTGTTCAGTAAACATACTAATTTTAAAATCCATTTTATATTAACTGATGTTGAGATAGATGGTAAGATAACTGGTACAGTTGACAGATATAAACATGAACTAATATCTTCTTATGGAGAAATAACTGAGAAAGTATTCAATGCTAAAGAAGTTCCTAAAGCGGAATTGACCTCATTTAATCGTAAGTTAATAATGAAATTAAAAGAAAACATGTTGTGGGTTTACAAGAGAAAGAAGTAAACACTTTACAAAAAGAGATATTTATGGTATAATATATCTCAAGAGGAGGAAAATATTATCTATGCCGTTCGATAATGATATTACTAACGAACAATATAGGAATGCTTACATTTCTGGAATGGGATTTTTGATGAAGCACTTTTTGAAAGTTACTTCCAATCCTAAAAAGTTTGAGACTCTCGATAGCTTAATATCCAAAGGAAATAATTATTTTATAAAATCTAACAGCACCGATACCCTTATGCAAGTTGCTTCTTTTATCGTACATAAGAATGTTTATTATATAGGTAATACAGGATATCCTAATTTTAAAGGATTTTCTTTTAGACATTATAAAAAACTTATGGATGATATGATGTCAAAAAATTACGAATATGAAAATGCTAAAGAAAATGATATCTTAATGTTATATTTTCCACGAGACATGTACAGTTTTGACAAGATAGTACAGTGTCTATCTCCTATAATTTCAGCTAGGGATAGTGAGGGATATATTAATTTAATATTGACTACTAATCCAAATTTAAAAGAACATCTTAAAATATCTGATATGACTTCTGATAGAAGTTTAATATATAAGGATATCAACTTATTACAGGATAAGACTGTTAAGGTGTCAGATAGCACTAAAACTAAATCTAAAGGAACATCTAAAAATTTTTAAAGGGGAAAAGTTTTGGCTAATAATGAATTAGTAAATCCAATGGATTCGGAAGAACTAAGCGATTATATTATTATACTATTAAATCATTTAGATAAGATAACAGATATCTCATCTATAGATGAATTGATAGAATTAATAGAATTTAGCCCAGACGGGATTAAATTATACTCTAAGGTACTTCAGGATTGTAAAAAGTTTTATGTGGACAATAAAAGATTTCCTGATATAAATTATATAATATCTTTACATAATATATTAGTTCATAAGAAGGATTGTCCTTTTAGCTTAGACATCGTTATAAAACTTAAGAAGGAGCTAATAAGACATAAACAGATTAGCGAAGTAAAAAACGCTATTGATAAGAATGATATATCTAAAGTAAGAGATATACTTAGACAGGATGTGGATGTAACTAAACCAAAACTTCTTGGTATGGAGGACATCTTTGACGTATATGAACGTCAAGAGTTAATGCCAAGAGGAGTTATGATAGGTATCCCCGAAGTAGACCATTACTTAAAAGGGTTGGACTACGGAACTCTTAATGTAATAGGTGCTCCTCCACAATCTTTTAAAACTACATTTGCTATATCCACAGCCTACACCGCTGCTTATAGAGAGGGTAAGAAAGTTTTATTTATAACCCTAGAGGTTGTTCCTAGAAATGTTTTATATAATATTGTGTCAAGGCATTCATACGAGATGTATGGGAAACAAGGAGCTATACCAGCAGTAGATTTGAAAAAGACTTTACTGTTAGAAGACTCCAAGGAAAAGTTTAAAGAAGTAAAAGATAATTTTCTTCAAACTTGTAAAGGGGATTTGAGGATAGCTGGGGTTAATGACTTAGAAGAATACTCTATGGAATACATAGAAGCTTTCATACTTAGAATGAGAGACGAGATGGGTGGTTTAGATTTAGTCTATGTAGATTATTTAAATCTTTTTAAGAATAAGATACCTCCGAAATTAAAATTAGACCAGTACCAAGCTTTAAATTATTATGTGGATACTCTACAAGAGATAGCAGTAAAGCATAATTTGATAGTAGTACTGTTAGCCCAGCTAAAAACAGAGGCTATAGATAAGTTGGAGGCTATCGTAGAGAAAGCGGAGAAGAGTGGAACTCCTTCCTCTAACACTAAACTAGCATCTTCTACCTACTTTGCCGAAGCCAACGCTTTAGGAAGAACTGCGATGACTGCTATGATATTTCATTGTACCACAGCCATGAGAAATGCCAAGATAGTAAATATACATATAGTAAAAAATAGGGATTTTGAATCTCCCGACAAGCCCATACCTTCTCCTATTATGCCAGAGTTCTTTGTCTTTGGTACTCAGGGGAGTAACTTTAGTACTTGTTCTGTTCTGTCTCCCTCGTTCAATAACAATGTTACAACTTCAACCCAAGATATAGGTTCTTTAGCGGATGACTTTGTTATTGGAGATATAGAGGATATTGCCATAGATATGGATAATACTACTTTGGATGTTACCCAGACTGAAGAATCCTCTAATACTGAGGATGTAGTTCTTCCAAACATAGAAGACATTATAACATTAGATGATTTAATGGGAGAATCTAATGACGAATCTAAGTGAGAGAGAGGTTAGGGTACTCATAGAAAAGTTGGTTCCTTTTGATTCTTTGGTAGATGTGGGATATGGAAATGTTTTTTGTCCTTTTCACGAAGACCCTAGACATAGTAAATCTAAATCTGCTAGATTTTATTTTGATGATGACGGTATAATAAGATTACATTGTTGGGGGGAACATAGATTTTTTACTTCCTATGATTATCTGAAGTTAAAATTAAATATAAATCCCTGTAAATACTTGAAAGATAATTTTTCGGATAAGGAGATAAAAGATTATAGTAAACTTATAAAGGACTTAGGACTGTTAAAAAATAATGGACTACGAGATGAGGAGATAGTCTTAAAAGTAAATAATACTTGGGTAGATAGTTTTGAACGGATAGACGTATTTTTAGATAATTTATATCATGGTTATAAATTAGATGAAGTTAATTGAGGAGGAATATAATTCATGTCAATAAGTAATAAGATAGATTATAAACATTATTTTGACCCAGTGTCATTAGATTTTAATTGGGAAGACAAATTTAAATATAAGTTAATAGAATCAGAACAAGAACTAAAAGATTTGTTGGGAGATTGTACTGGAAGAGTGATGGCTTATGACTGTGAAACGGATGGATTAGACTATAGAAGAAATGAGATGATAGGATTCTCCTTTAGTTTTGATGCTTGGTCTGGATATTATATTCCTATTAGACATGTTCTTTCGTGGGACGAAGAAGGTAAAGAAGAGAAGAGGTATGAAGATACTGGATTAATTCATTTTAAGAAACCTACTCAGGATAAGATTCTTAAAAAATTAATCAAGGCTAATGAAAGCATTGAAGGATTTTCTCCAGACGATGATAGTGTAATAGATTATCCTAATATATTTTTAGAATCCTTAATGGAGGCTAAGTCTTTCGACAAAGACTATATAGAAATAATAAAGGAGAAGATAGAGGAAGCTACTTGTATCTATCCTCTTGACTTAGAAGAACACTTCCCAGAGTCTCTTAAGATTATTCAAGAGAATTTTTATACATTAGAACCTTCCATGAAAAAGATTAAAGTTAAGAAATATCAGGAGAGCGAAAAGAACCTAAATCCTAAGAATTGTTTAGATATAATCTATGATGCCCTGTGTAAATCTAAATTAACATTATGCCACAACGCTACGTTTGATATGACGATGCTGAAGAAAGAAGGTTATGAGACCTCAAAGATAAATATATTCGATACTATGGTATTGACTTATAATTCTGATACTAATGCTAAAGGTATGATGGGGTTGAAACCAGCAACTGAACATTTCTTAGGAAGACGAGCTACCAAGTTTAAAGAAGTATTAGGCACTAATAAAACTCTTAAAGATGTTGACCCCTCTTCTTGTGCTTTTTATGCTTCTGCTGACACGGGAAATACCTTTGGGTTATTTCAGGTTCTCTATCCAACCTTAAAGAGAGAAGGTTGTGAGAAAATATTATCCTTAGATAATAAACTTGTCAAGGCATTTGCTGATTACTATGTAGAAAATCCTTTGTATATAGATAAACTTGTTATGAGTGAATATAAAGATACTATCTTAAAAAGGATAGAAGAATTAGAGATGAGTATCTTTCAGACAGTGGGGTATCCTTTTAACATTCGTTCTAGGACTAAGGAATTACCAGCAGCCTTAATGTCTCTGGGAATAGATACAGGAGTTAGGACTGAAACTGGTTGTATGAGTACAGCCAAGGATGCCCTGTTACAGGTAGCTAGTCAGCATCCTATAGTTAAGGAATTAATAGAACTGAGTTCTTTAGAGAAGCAGTTGAATTCCTATATAGATAAGTTGTCTAAATGTGATTCACTTCCAGATAATCCTAATATAGGGATATGTAGAATTAATTATAAGTTATTTGATACTGCTTCTGGGAGATTGGCTTCTGGAACGGGAGGAAAATCTAAAGCTGAAGATAACGATTATTTTATAAATTTAAATATACAGAACCTAACTAAACCTAAACCAGCTATATATGAAGCTATTAAGTTAGATAATGATTATCAAGGCATATTAGGATACGAGTTTAAGTTAGTTGGTAAACCAGACGATGTTAAAGAATATGTATCCCAGAATCCTAATAAATATTTTGTGGAGGGGTTAAGCCCAGACTTAAATGTGAGAAAAGCTATTAGAGTCAAGAACGATGAAGAACTGATACTGTCGGTGGATTATTCAGCACAGGAACTTAAATTAGCTGGTGTTATTAGTGGGGAACCTAACTTTGTGGAACCTTTCAAAGAAGGTAGAGATGTTCATACAGAAATGGCTAAGAAACTGTTCGGGGAAGAAAACTATGATAAAGAGAAAAGAAAAGCAGCTAAGGTAGCTAACTTCGGTTTGTTATACGGTGGTAGTCCTCCTGTATTGAAAGCGGTAGCTGAACAGATGGGAGTCCCCATGACGGAAGAGGAATCTCAAGAACTATATAACAAATGGTGGAATGCTAACATAACTTTAAAGATATGGAAAGACTTAGAACTAAACAAAGCTGAGAAAGAAACTAACTTTACGGTAGTTGATATGTTTGGAAGACCTAGAAGAGTTAAGCACTATCTAACTTCTGATGATAGAGGGACTTATAATTTTGGGGTTAGGACAATAGCTTCTCACAAGATTCAAGGCTCTGGTAGCTCCATCATGAGACAGTTGTTAGTAAATTTAGCTAATAAGATATTCCTTAATCCTAAATACTCAAGTGAAGTAGCTTACGTATCTTCAGTGCATGATGAATGTAACTACAGAATTAATAAGAAAAGATTTACACAGTGGGCTAAAGTGATTGAAGATTTAATGATATTCAATCCTCCTAACTTCCCGATACCTATAGATTGTTCTATAGAGGTGGGGGATAGTCTGGGACATCTATTTGCTTTTAAATGGGAAGACGAGAATAGAACTAGACTAATTCCTAAACGACATTCTTAATCTTAAGTTATATTATATATAGATAAAATAGAAGAGGGAAGATGATGGAAAAATTTGAAAATCTTTTTGAGTTATTGTATCAAGGGTGTATCTCAGAAGGTAAATACAGGGGAAGAAGTTACTGGAGAAAAAGGATAAGAGAGATATCTAATGAGTATACGACTAATGATATTAACATGTTCTTTAGTTCTGAATACAGAGATAAGTTAGTTTTAGAATTATCTAAGTCTGGAATATACCCCTCTGATTTATCTAAGAAAAAACAACAAGAATTAAAAGAAGACATAGAGAAGGAAGTAGATGAAGATGTTTTAATTGCTAATATACAATTAAGACGTAAGGTTCAAAAACTTCAAGACATTAATAGAATAGAACGTAAGGGGATTAGACACGAGGATAGATTAACTAATGCGTTAGAGGAATCTAACTTAGAATTAATACAGTTATTAAAAAGTATTAAGTTATCTGAGAAAACTATTAAACATACCAATGTAAGTTCTGATTGTATGGGTATCATTCAACTATCTGATTTGCATTTCAACGAGTTAATTAATTTAAAAAATAACAAATATGACTTTCATATTGCTTCTAAGAGATTGAAGTTGTTA